CCAGTTTTGAAACTCATAACCATGATTACGCATATGACCCATCATCATGGTTCTTCTATAACCGTGATGCTTGGTATCTGATATATGGTTTTTCAGAACTTTAAATAACTTTGGATCTTTCTTTTGGAAGACAGTAAATCTAAGCTCGTCTTCTAATAGATTTCCAATTTTGATAGCAACAGCTGTAGCAGTAGCTTTTTCACTGCTGACAAGATCTAAAACAGCCTTCCAGGTGATGTATGAAACAACATCTGGATTAGAAAACTGCTGCAATAGTTTTGCTGCTATAGCTTTTGGACCTGGTTTACCTCGCCAGGCTCTGTCAACAAACTCTTTTATTGCATCAGAGTGAGGCTGCAAACCTGCTTTAATCAGATGAACTGCATAGGTGTTATCTGAAGCTCTTCCCTTCTCAATATTTGACTGGACTTTTTTACGGTAGGAATCAATGCCTCTTGACTCCATTTCGTTTTCTATTTGAATCTGAATCTGGGCTGGATTCATGGTTAACTCCTTGTTTTTTAAATAAAAACTAAGTTAACCTTACCCACTAGAAATTTTGGTGCGAGTGGCCGGACTCGAACCGGCACGACCTATACGGTCTCTGGATTTTAAGTCTTGTCCCTTACTAGGAAAATCAAACACTTAAAATAAAATTTGTAGTGGATAAGAATTAACTTATCTAGCAAAATCAACTGGCAATAGATGCACTGGATTTGCTTGTATTTAACACTTTCACAGCTTCATGTAGCTGCTTTGGTGCATGGTGGGCATAGATCATTGTTGCCTGGATAGATTCATGACCCATCCAATCTTTAACAACACCTAAAGGCACACCTCTTTGTACTAAACGAGTAGCACAAGTATGTCTGCAAAGATGCGGAACATACCACTCCTTTTCTGCATAACCAAGGTGATCTCTCACCCTATTCCAGATACTTGTAATCCAATCTGGTTTGTAAGGAAATAACTTATCTGTAGGTCTGCTCCTTAAATAATATGGAGTCAAAATTTTAACTACTACATCAGTCATTGGAACTGAAACAGGGTTATCGCATTTACGATCAGGAAAAGTAATTTGTTTTAAATTAAAGTCAACAAATCTTTTCTCCAGACCTAACATTTCCCCCCTTCGTGGTCCTAAATCTATTAAACACTTAACAAAATCATGGTGTTCATGTAAACCCCAATGCGTAAAAGTATCTAATAGTTGAACCTCCATTTCTTCAGTCAGGTAGTGTGTTCTACCCTTGCTTTCTTTTAACCTTTTAGGAAATTTAATCATAGTCATATGACCATCATTCTCCATTTCTTCTAAGGTTATTTTTAAATTACTAACCTTTTTATTAATAGTTTTATTAGAGTTATCAAAAGTTTCCCGATGATAATCAATTAAAACATTAATAAGTGGAGTAGTAATTTGATTAACTGGTAGATCACCAATAGCCCTAATGTTGTGATCCATCCTCATAAGATAGAAATCAGCATCAGGCGTCCCACGTTTTCGTCTGTTATATACGGTCCGTACAGCCTGAGATAATCGTGGAATAGATCTCAAACTTTGGACTTTGCTTCTGGGCATAGAAGTCCCTCCTTTTTTGTGGGCTATAGGTTTTACATGAGAATGATTGTTATTACAAGTATTTTTTTTAAATTAAATCTCTACTATCAACAACCATCATTCCTTCTGCTTCAGGCCACTTTTCCCTAGCAATCTCTACTGCTCTTTTAGGAGAAGCAGCAGTAATAACTTCCGTTCTTACCCCTGGTGCCTGATTAGGATCTGAAAGCCTAATTACATAAAGCTTCTTAGGAAGAGAGCTACTAAATGAATAATAAGACACTTAAAGATTCTCCCATTTATCTAAGTCAAGCATAAAATTAGCTGTTTCAGCAGCAAATTTAGGACTTAAAGTATTAGCCACCATAAGAATAGCTAACTGTTTCTTCTCACTATCTGGTAGTTCAGACAGGATGTTTAGACAGTCCTTAACTTTGTTAGAAATGCCTTTGAATTGTTCTTTGTTAATTGGCATTAGGAAACTGCTCCAGTTTTAATAAAAGTTTGGACCCATTCATCAAGGTCTTTTTCTGACATAGAACTGATGTAATCCTCAACGCACATTGCGGTGAGATACTGATCAGCTAAGACATTATTCAGAATAGTTTTGTGGAAATGTCCTTTAGTCCATGTTTCTTTAGCCATTAGTTTTCCTCCTTTGTTTGAGTAGTTTTTTTTGTTTTTTTACATGACCGGCCCATGAAAGCAGCTCCTCTAACAAATCCTGTATTTCAGTAGTAAGAGAATCCAAATGTTTCTCACTAACAGGTGTCATTGAGTCCGTCTTCATGGCGATCATGATTGATTGAAGATGATTAACTTCATATTCTCTAGTTGAGAACAAGTGACCGCACTTCTTACACTTCCGCCTTCTTCTTAGGTATGGAGTGTTTTCTTTGTTTCTTGTCTCCACTGAAGGAGCGTCAGGAACTTTCTCCTGACTACCCCCAGCGGAAATGAAACTTATAGAGCCACAAGATGGGCACTTAAGAGTCATAACTAAAAAAGCATATGCAAAGTAAAGAAAAATCCGGCCAGGGATATTAAGACGATTTGTCTTTGACGCAAGGTACTTAACTCCCCCTCTTGACTATCAATTATTTCAAGAGCGCAGTCGATTATCTCGGCCTTATTAGAGGCCATAGTGATGTTGTGTTTCATTTAAAAAAAGATTCTGGGTCTTTTGGAGCCACTATGAGGACTCCATTAAACACTAAGTGCGCTTAAGGGAATCGTCAAGATTTTGGCCAGGGATATATAAACCTTTGAAGCAATAGAAAGAAAAAAAAAGAGAGAGACCATAAGTTTATATGGTCTCTATTAGTTACTTCTTATCTGAATAGACAAAGTAACTTCTAGGAAGATCTTTAACAGGTGTTCTGACCTCTTCCCTAGCCATAAATGAATGATTAGGATTGATAGGACTTTCTATTGGATGTTGAAAGTCTTTAATAGAAGGCATAATTAGTTTTGGGCTGTTGTAAAAGGCTCAGAGAAGAGCCTATAAAAGGCCCATATAGAGCCCTTTAAAGGATCATCTTGTTTAGATCTCGTTAAAGATCCAAGCATCAGCTTCATAAGCTTTTGCAGCTTCATATTCTTTATCGGATAAGTTCCGATAATCCTTTTCAATCTGCTTCTGATACTCCTCAGGTGAGGAACCATAAGCTTTAAAAAGTTGCTTTTCGTTCATGTTTATAAAGGATTAAAAATAGGCTCCATATCCTCAATGTACGCAATAGCGTCATAGTAATCTTCACCACCCTTAGAACTTAAAGAATTAAGCATGGCATACCACAACTCTATGTAATTGCAGTAATTGTCTATGGTTTCCATAGTAATTAATAATTCAGTTGTAAAAGGCTCATTAGAAGAGCCTGTGGAAGGCTCGGAAGCCCTCCATAGGATCATCTATTAACGGTATAGATAAGAACCATAGCGGTCACAATTAGCAAGGCATCTAGCTTTGCTTTCAGGATCACTTAAGTCATATCTCACACCCTTTGCAGGTTGTGACCATCCGGCAGCTTTAAAAACAAATCCAGTATCTTTTTCTACAAAACAATGGACAGAACCATGAGGCTCGGAATCGTGCCTAGATTCTGTAAGTTTGTAGAATCTTTTACCTTCTTTGACTCCGTATTGCATCCGGTTGATCTCATCACTGGGATTTTCTCTGATTGCTTTTTCTTGCTTATCCAGCAAGGCATCAATTAGTTCATGAAGCAAAGTAAGAACATTTGATTCTTTAGTTGCTTGATCAACTGCATTAATAGGCATAGTAAATAAGTTTCTGGGACTTAATAGGCTCATTAGATAAGCCTGTGGAACCTCCCTTAAGAGGCTCCATAGGATAATCAAAGGATTAACAAGCTAAAGCATCTTCTAATGCTTCATGATGAGTCTCAAATGGTCCTGATGGATCTGTATTGTCTGGCATACAGCCAGGAGAACAACTCCACCAATAGAAACCTTTTGGTCCTATTCTTGTAGCTAATCCAGTGCTATCTGAATAATAGAAAACTTCAAAGGATCCATAAGACTCCTTGGTTTCCTCATCAATAAACTGATGATACGACATAAGTTTTTAAGGTTCTGGGACTAGCTACCAGATAAATCTGATAACTGAAATTCATTATAGATCTACTTAGTACTTTTTCAATCTACTTAGCGCTTTTTGGTTGGGCTTTCCTTTCACTTCCCTTTGATAGCTCTATTGTTGCAATTTGTTAAGCATACTTGATTCGGTAAAAGGGAGGACACCGATTAAATACAAATTTAAGTATAAATACCTAGAAAGTATCAATAATTGTCCGATTCCCCTGCTTACTGGATTATAAGTCCAGTAGAAACCTTGTTATATCAAGAGTTTAGAAGAAAAGAGTCTTTAAATAGCTGAAAAAAGACCATAGTTAGGGGGAAAATCAGCTTTCCACATATACGTATACCCCTTCAGATTTTTCTGCCAAAACAAAGGGGGCATGTAGCCCCCCAGAGAAGGTCAAAACCCACCAACCAACCCCTTTAGAAGGTTATCAAGGCGGCCCAGAAGTGCCTTGAAGGTTAGCTAAAGACTGACCTAAGAGGACTATAGGTACTGTTATAGGATAAAGCTATAAGAGGTTATAGGAGTAGTTATAGGATTGTAAGTGGATTGGCTAGTGGTTTAGAAGAATAAGAAAGATTCTGTATCAGCTTCTCCTGTGGAGTATCTTTTGTAGTCTTTTGTAGTCTTGTTTATTTAGCTTTGTACCTCTCACCCCCCTTTCCCCCCTCTCTCCAATATAGGGGGTTAATAAGAGGAGCTTATGAATGAGGTGTCTGAAGTATCAGATTGTTTTATCTGTTCAAGGGACATGCCTAAGGCTGTTTGGGTGATGGTTCTGTTGAGGGAGGAGTCCCAGTTATCTAGGTGAAGACGAAGTAATTCATCTTTTCTGTGTTGGATATTTCTATCTTCATCAGCAGACATGTAGTCAGTCCAATAAGAGACTGCACCAGATAGAGCATCAAGGATGTCATCATGTACTAGAGAGCCTTTATGACGGGTTATACGAGACATTTGATAGAAGAGTTGAAGTTTTAGTTTTCGTTCTGGTGCTTCGTTGGGATTAGAGCGATAGTCTTTGTCAACTACTTTTCTATCGATTATTAGTCTGTGGGAGTTCATTACTGGTTCAAGGGTGTCTATGATTCTGAACTCTTTAGTCTTGTTGTTTCTGACGTTTTCTACTTCACAAGGGTGATAACGCATTAAGTAGGGTTTAAGGAGTTCAGCAAACATGCCTCCTCCGAAGTTTTCTTCAACGATGATGGTATTAACTTTGTGATCTCTAGCTAATTTGGATAATTTAACTAGGACTGGTTCGTCATAACCACCTATAAGCCCTCCAGCATCGCTTACAAAGAGGTTTCCATTAAGCATCTTCACGATGGCATAGCCAGTAGCATCTTTACCCTTTCCAGAGGGGTCAATGGACATTACTGAACCTGTATATTCAATCCAATCACCAAACTCTTGAGCAGGTCTGTAGTATCTGTCTCCGTTAAAACCAACACAGGGAAGATCTGGAAGGGTGTATTCAGGGGAGTTGGACCATATAACTTTTTCTGGAGCGTGTTCTGGGTTGACTGATGAAATTATTAAGTCAGAAAGTTTAAGAGGGTATCTATCTTGGTCGGATAGGGAAGTATCCAACATGAACTGTAGAGAGAACCCAGAACGGCCATAAGAAGCCTCACGTTCCATGAGATCTATGCTGTTGAATCTATCTGGGTCAACAGGATCTTTAGGCTTTACAAGCTCATCTAGGAGCCTTTGGTGAAGTTTAGGAGCAAGTCTATCTCCATAGTTATTTTTAAGAGGAGGGTATCTAGCAGGCCAAATACAGGTTGTATAACCACGTTCTTCTAAAGTGTTGTAAAGGGATTGTTCAGTTTGAGGAGTACCAAGAAAGGTAATCATTCCTTTTGGTTTAAGTATTGCGTCAAATTCTTTTACAGCTTCTGAGAGTTTGTCTCTCATTGGTTGAGTGAAGGAGTTATTAGGAACTTCTACGTCATCTGCAACAACTTCATCAGCTCTAGATCCAGCCATTTGTCCTAAGACCCCTACAGACTTGACTGAAGGGGCATGGTCAGCTCTTGCTGGTCTTACATCAAAACTAATCTTACTGTTCCTCTGGTTCCCATCTGGACGTAGTGGAGCCAATATATCCATTTCGGTTATTAGTCTCATTGTGAAAGTAGAGAAATTATCTGCTCTATCTTTTGAAGCTGAAACCACAAGGAACTTTAGTTGTGGATTCATCCGTAGTTTCCAGACTACGTAAGCAGAAGTAATCCATGATTTCCCTACACCTCTAAAAGCTTGAATTATTTTTCTTCTAGGCCCGTGTTGAAGATATTCAGCTATTTCCAGTTGCACTGGTGTTGGATCAGGGAGGTTTAAGTGCCTCCAAGTAAGAATTAGAAAGTATCTAAAGTCTTGAAGTTTTTCAGGAAGCGGTTGCATATTGTTCTATTAAATCTAATTGAACAGGAGAATCTTCATTCCATTGTAGTGCCATAGCTTCAGCTACACCAAGATATGTTCTACTTCTTTCTTTCCATCTATCAGGACCTGGAGGCATCATATGAACTTTTGGTTCTCTACCTGCAACAATATTTGTTGCTTTTAATTTAGGTAAATTCTTTAACCAGAAGCAGGTAGATTTGACTTCTCCATGACCATATTGCCAAGGCTGAATTATTTGATCTGGTGGTCTAATTGTTGAGCTAATTATACTAATAGGATTTTCTATACACCATCTTTTTATTGGTGCGTTCATTAACAGTCTTACAAAATCAAGAGCTTCTTTTTGTTCTTTCTCTTTACGCCAGAAATGTCTACTACCGCTTACTGCTAAATGAGTACAAGGTGGATGAGCCACCATCAGGTCAAAACCATCATTAAGGATGTCTGTTATATCTCCTTGATAATGAGGACCGTCAGACTCAGTAGGAAGCAGATCACAAGAGATTGCATCGTGACCTTGTGCAATGAAAGCATCACGGACTCTTCCTGAGTATTCACAGGCAACTAAAACTTTCAAAGGGTTATCTTTCTAGCGGATGGATAGCTTCTAAGTCAGGAAGAGATGCCATGAGATCA